CACCCTAGGTGGATTGGCTGTAGGATATCCTCAAGCTACACCAGGTTTTGTCGTATCAACATTTCCTATAATTGCTCCGACTGTTATTTCTGTAGAGTTGATAGATAGGGGTGGTCCTGTTTCCCTCATGAGGGTCGTATACAACTCACATATACATCCTACTCCTGAAGGTCCTTCTGGCACACCTAGTGTTTATATGGCACCATAAATATAATGAAACGGATTTGAAATATGACAACGATATATGAAAGATTGGATTTAAATTTTGACACCGATAAATTCGGTGAGGTTAATATTTTAGATGAAAAAACTCTACGATACTACACAGAATTTCCTAATACATTAAAAGATTGGCAGTACAGTGATATGACAGGTGGTCCTATTTCACGCACAGATTACTTCAGAAATCCTGTTATAAATGTTAGTTCTGAATTAAGAATCACTGTTAATAGTATGATTGAAATTGCGAATGGTGTGTCTTATGCTAACTCTCCGGTCACAGGTAATTTGATTTTTACTACAGCTGTTTCAACTTTACCAGAGATTGACGCTTTCATTTCACACACGAATAACGTATCAGGTGTTTCCGCACAATCGATGAGTTCTCCAGATATTCCTAGTTATGATTTAGCGTTATCAATAGGAAATGAAATTTTAAGAATTGTTGTTTCCGAAGAAGAAATATTGAACGCCTCACCATTCTTGGGCAATTTTACCAGTTTGTTTATTGAAGAAGATTTACAAGTTTTAAATGATGTTATTGTTATCAATGTCTCTGAATTGGCGAATTCTATAACTGTATCTACGTATGAAGATCCTCCATCTTCTGGAGAATACTACACAATAAATGTCAGTAATCTTTCCTCTTCAAGAATCAATGTAATTTACAATAACATAACTTCAGCATACAATTTAGTATATGGTAGAAGAACTGAAGATTGGGAATTTTACCAAAGAAGTAGACAAGTTCTTAATGATTACATGATGTTAAATAGATTTAATAGCATCGGTAACACTCAAAAAACATTAATAAGTGATTATATTGGTACGGATAGACTGAAAAACAACCTCGCTAACACATAAATAAAGTATGGCCACTTCACTAATATCTTCACCAAGACAGTATACCGATTTAGACCTAAATTTTGTTGTGCATCCTATTAGAAAGGATATCAACAAAAATGTCGGCACTGTAGCCGTAATAAATTCAATTAAAAATTTATTGTTGACTTCACACTTTGAAAAACCATTTCATCCAGAGATTGGATCCAACATGAGAAAGATGTTGTTTGAACCCATGGATGCGATTGTGGCCACAAACATTCAGAACGAAATTGAACAAACAATCAATAATTATGAACCACGTGCTAGAATAAAAACAATTGTGGTTACACCAAATTATGATCAAAATGGTTTTTTAGTAAATATGGATTTTTTTGTTTTGAATGTAACCCAACCAATAACCATTAGTTTTTTCCTTTCAAGAGTGAGATAAATGGCTGACCGATTAAAAGTCACCGAATTAGATTTCGATGACATCAAAACAAATCTAAAGAATTTTTTAAAACAACAATCCGAATTTCAAGATTACGACTTTGAAGGTTCTGGTTTAAGTGTTCTGCTGGATGTATTGGCTTACAATACCCACTATAACGCTTACTATACCAATATGATTGCCAATGAATCGTTCTTGGATACGGCCTTGTTGAGGAATTCTGTTGTTTCTCATGCTAAAAAGTTAGGTTACACACCTAGATCGGTCTCTGCCGCCATGGCAGTAATTGATCTGACTGTAGATTCAGGAAGTTCAACACCGGGATTTTTAACTTTACCTAAAGGTTACATTTTCTTATCTGATGAGGTCGACGGAAGATCATACAGTTTTGTCACGCTAGAGAATTATAGTGTTAATAAGTCCGGAAACAACTTTGTATTCACTTCTGTTCCTATTTACGAAGGAACGTTGACATCATACTCATACGTACACAATCAGTCTACGAATCCAACACAGACATTTGTTTTACCTGATTCCAACATTGACACAAGAACGTTAACTGTTTCCGCACAACCATCTACAACCAATACAGACATTACAATTTTCAATACTGCTACCGATTTACTGTCACAGACTTCAGATGCTGAGATTTATTTCTTGCAAGAAGGTGCTGATGGAAAATATCAGGTATATTTTGGAGATAATGTTTTCGGTAAGAAGTTGGTCGATGGATCAGTAGTCACCTTTCAGTATTTAATAAGTTCAGCTGATGCACCAAATTCTGCTAATAACTTCGTGGCCACTTCTGCTGTTTCTGGTTTCTCTAATATGGTCGTGACTTCAAAAGTTAAAGCTTCAGGTGGAGCGCAACGAGAGTCTATTGAAGACATTAAGTTTGCAGCACCATTGCAAAGTTTATCTCAGAATAGAGCTGTCACCAAAAACGATTATATTAAACTGATACAACAGAAATATCCAGCTTTCGAATCTGTAAACGTTTGGGGTGGTGAAGAGAATGATCCACCAGTCTATGGTAGAGTTTTTGTTGCGGCTAAACCTAGATTGGGATTTGAAGTTACTGATACAGTTAAAGATTTTGTTGAAAATGAGATATTGAAACCTATCAGTATTCTTACTGTTACACCTGAGATGGTTGATGTTGATTACAACTTTTTGAAAGTTCAGAGTGAATTGATATTTGATAGAAACAAGACCACATTAACAGAAAATGATCTGAAAAATTCTTTGAGAAATGTAATATTAGATTTTTGTAACAATAACTTGAATAAATTTAATACATTCTTTAATTATTCAGGATTAGAAACTACTATTCAGAATTTCAATAAATCGATAATTTCCAATGAAGTTGAATTTTTAATTGGTAAGAAGTTTAGACCAGATTTGACCAAACCAAACACATATGTTTTGAATTTTGGTTTGCCTTTGAATAAAGGGTCATTAACAGATAATTTCTACTCCACTCCAGACTTCACGATGGTTGATGAAGAGGGGGTTTCCAGACAATGTTTTCTGGAAGAAGTTCCCTCCTCATTTTCAGGTCTTGAGTCGGTGATCATTTCTAATGGTGGATTTAATTACACAACAACTCCTACTATTGAAATCATCGGTGACGGAGAAGGAGCCACAGCGACAGCTACTATCATTAATGGTAAGTTAGCTAGAGTTACCGTTAATTCTCCTGGTGTTGGATACACAACAGCCACGATACGTATTGTTGGTGGCGGTGGTAACTCCGCTTCAGCTATAGCAGTACTTGAAGGTAGATATGGACAGATTAGAATTTCTTATTATAAAATTGATGAAGTGACTAGTGAATATACTAAAATTGTACTAAACAGAAATAGAAATTCTGGTGTAGCTGGAAGAATTGATTATGTTTTGGGTAGAATAACCATAGACAACTTTGGTCCAACCGCTGTCAATAATGACTTCGGTGATATCACTGTATACATGAGACCTGAATCCAACATCATTGAATCTAAGTTAAATAAGATGTTGGTATTAGATTCAGACGATCCAACGAGTATTGTCGTAAACACAACAGCCGTTAAAAGATGACAAAAATATTAACATCCTCTATTGTAAGACAACAGTTACCTGAGTTTATTCGTTCAGAGTATCCTATATTCGTAACATTCTTGGAAAAATATTATGAATGGATGGAATTGTCTGGTAATGCATTAGCTGAATCCGACAAACTTTCTGTTATCAATGACATCGATGTTACTCCTAGTTATTATCTGGAACAGATTAAGAAAGAATTTCTTCCTTTTTTCCCTGATATAACATCAATTGACAGTAGAAAGTTTATAAAATTAGTCAATAATTTCTACTCAGCGAAAGGAACACCGGACTCGGTTAAATTCCTGTTCAAAGCTCTCTACAATGAAGACATTGATATTTTCTATCCAAAAGATGATATATTAAAAGTCTCTGACGGTAAATGGGTTTTACCACTTGCGTTAAGAATCGACACCAATGACGAAAACATATTAAATATTGAACAGTCATTATTGACTGGATCACAATCAAAAGCTACCGCTTTAGTAGAAAAGGTCGTGCGATCTGTAGATCGCCAATTGGGTATTGTATATACAGAGGTTTATGTTTCCAATGTGGAAAGGTTATTCGTTACTGGTGAAATGGTTACTGCGACCTATAATAACGGTGTTGTTGACGTAACTGTAACAGGTAAACTTATTGGTTCTCTTTCGGAAATTAAAATCGATCCTCTCAATAGAGGACTTTTCTATAATGGATTTAATCCGGATACTGGTTATTCTGGAGATCCATTAACGATTGTTGGTGGTCTTAATCCTGAAGCTAATACTCCTATTGGTGCTGTAGCTTTTGTTGGTGCAACTACTCAAGGTAGCGTCACAGATATTCTCACAGTTAATGGTGGATTCGGCTTTCGTAATCCTGTTGATTTTCCAGGAAGTTCAGTTATAGATTTTTTTGGTGGTTTCACTGATGCATTATTTGGTACTGAAGCCAAAGCCGACATCTCACTGATGGATTTAAGTAATTACCGAACGATGAATGTCAGTAATACCAGCATTGAAGTCATCCAATCAATTACATTGGAAAATGTTTCTGCGAATATAATTACCAGTAATGTCAATTCTCTATCTTCTTATCAAACACTAAATGTTTCACCTATAGCTTTTGTAACATTAACAGGTTCAGGTGGAGGTTACAGAGCTCTTCCTGGAGTAAACATATACAGTTACTATAATGAAGACAATCCTGATGTTCTGGTTATAAACACAACAAATGCTGTTAAAGGAACAAATGTACTTTTGGATTTCTCTCAAAATTTGACTAATTCATTTCAAGTAGGAGATGTTGTCAGATTGTTCCTTCTTAATCGATTTGAAGAAATAATGAAAGTCACTGAAGTAACAACAAACTCACTTTCATTAGATAGAAATTTTCAAAATGATATAAATGGAATTTCTGTATATAAAGTTACGAGAAGTGATCTGTATAATCTTGGATCACTTGGTCGAATAGAAATTGTAAATCCAGGTGAAGATTATGAGGTGGGTGAATATCTGATATTCACAGGAGGATCAGGATATGGAGCTAATGCCGTAATCACTCAAGTTTATGCTAACAATGGAATAAAGACTGTTTCTTTCGCTGAGACTCAAGATTATGTTGTTGGTGGTGAAGGATATTCGATTGGTAATCTTCCCACAATCAGTATTGCCAATACTGTTGGAACTAATGCTGTTTTGCAGGTATCTGAAGTATCCGGTGATGGTGAACAATTAACTTTAACAACTTCTAGGATTGGATCGATTTCGTCCATTAGGGTTGTTAGTTATGGATACGATTACGTGTCTGCACCTAGTGTATCATTGAGGAATGCTGATGTAACACTTAGAGATGTTACACCAGGACTTTTGTTTGTATCCAACACAAGAATATATCAAGGTTCTTCAAATAGTCTTACAACCTTTTCAGCTTTTGTTGATTATTTCGATCCCGATACAAATCTCTTAAGAATATTTGATTATGTAGGAACACTGAATGCATCACTGACGTTAAAATCTGATGATGATCTTGTTACCGGAAATGTGGTAAGTTCTTCATTTTATGGTGACGGCCGAGCTAAAGTTTCCGCTGAATTTGAAAATGGATTGATAAGATATCCAGGTTTGTATTTGAATACTGACGGACAAGTTAGTTCAGATAAGAGAATACAAGATGGTGTTAAGTACCACAATTTTTCATACGTTATCAATACCACAAAAGACTATGAGACTTTCCGAGAACCTCTAAATCAGATTGTTCATCCTCTTGGAACAAAAACTTTTGTAAATAGATTATTTAATAATGATATGCAAGTTACAGCAAATTTGCAGAACATAATTTTCATAGAAACAGATTTACAAGAAACTTTCAATACAACTTACAATTCAAATAATATTGTTTCAACCAATACCAGTTCCAATTTAACAACATCCGTAAATGTTGGTGATACGATTATTGTACGCAGTATAGAGAAACAAATGCAAGGAACAGTTAATGTTTCTTCTGGTTCCAATGTTGTTACTGGAAATTCTACAAATTTTATCAATCAAATACAAGAAGGTGACATAATCGATCTATCAACAGGTAACACCGAGATTGTCGCTAATGTGGTATCTAATACACAATTCATTACACAGAATACAATTTATCTATCATCGAATGGTGCTACTATAAATATAATATTCGATGAGATTGGAACAGTTAACTTTGTGAACGCAAATACTATATTGTTAAGTACAAATATAGATTCCTCGGCCAATTTTGTTACGTCAACCATTAGAAAAGTTAAATAAATAACAATATGAGCTACTTATTAACAGAAAACTTTAAAATTGAATTGGCAAAAAGTGTCTATGATTTAATAGACTTGAGTAATAATTCAATTTTACCAGAGAGTAAAAAGAGTTATCTATTTGCCGTGTTGGGTAAACAAACTGCTTGGACCGCTGGAACGGAAGTCGTGCCACCACCAGAACAAACAACTTATTCTCTTAATCAACTTTATAGAAATTCTTTATTTGCAAAACGACTAACTAATGCTGATGCATCTTTTGTTGTTAGAAGAATAGATTGGGAAGAAAATACAATCTATGATCAATATGATGATGAAAGTTTTAGTTATGATGCAGATTTTTATATTTTAAGTTCCAGTTATAAAGTTTTCAAATGTTTAGATAATAATTCCGGTGCAAATTCAACCGAAGAACCTGATATAACACTATCTTCTACCTCACTTGAAGAACCATACGTACAGACCTCAGATGGTTATAAGTGGAAATACTTGTACACGTTAAATTCTTTACAGAGACAGAAATACCTCACACAAGATTGGATGCCTGTTTCACCTAATAAATTTGTGGTAGCAGCTTCAATTAATGGAAGTATTGATGTGGTGAGGGTTACCAATTCAGGTAATAATTATACAAACGGTACTAACCAGAATATTATTAGTATTGCCGGAGATGGTTCTGGTGCCACATTTAGAGCAAACGTTTCAGGTGGACAGATTCAAGACGTAATTATACAAAATAGAGGTCAGAACTACACTTATGCAACATTGTCGATTACGGACGTTTCTGGTGGCGTGGGTACGGCTGGTGCAGCTGAGCCCGTGATTTCACCACAGAACGGCCACGGTTATGATCCCGTTTATGAATTGGGAGCATCAACTCTAATATTTGATTGTGATTTTGAAGGTGGAGATTTATCTTTCCTAGATGAAAATGATTATAGGCAAGTTTACTTGTTGAAGAATCCTACGGATCAATCAACTAACAATCTAGCCATCGGTGAAAAGTATTCGATGTATTACAGAATTAAGACTTCACCTGGTCTAGGTAACTTCAACGAAGATGAGGTTGTATATCAGGGTATCACGTTTGACGCTGCCACCTTTACAGCTGATGTGGTTTATTTCGATGAAGTTCAAAATTATCTCTATGTAAACAATGTGAGGGGTAATTTAGGCACCAATCAATCAATTAAAGGACTATCGACAGGTTCGATACGAATCGTTAATGGATTTAATTTACCTGGTCTCAAATGGTACTCAGGTAAAGTATTATACATATCCAATGCACAAGCAGTTTCAAGAAACGAAGAACAAACGGACCGTGTCAGGTTCTTACTGAATTTTTAAGAGTTATGAGGATTAAATGACCACTCTTTTCAATTACGACCCATATTTTGATGATTTCAATGAAGATGATAACTTCATGCGAGTTTTATTCCGCCCTGGATATGCTGTTCAGGCCCGAGAACTCACCCAACTACAAACAATTCTTTCTAGTCAGATTGAAAAATTTGGTAACCACATCTTCAAGAGTGGTAGTCCAATCGTTGGTGGAAAAATATCATTAGACGATAGATGTAACTATCTGATTCTACAGAGTCAGTATAACGGAATTGATATTAATCCTGAATTGTTTATTGATAAATTAGTTATCTCATATAACACCACCAAATCAGTAAGAGCGAAAGTTATTGCAATCGATACTTCAGATAGTAACGCTCCAGTTTTGATTTTGAAATATTTGAGTGGAGAATATTTTTCTGAGAACGATGAGATTAAAATCTTTGGTCAGAACATCTTTGCACAAGTAAGGACTAACAATGCTGTTGGTAAATCTTATGTCGCCAGTATTCAAGACGGTGTATATTACTTCAAGGGACAATTCGTTAAGGTTGTTCCACAGTTTTTGGTTCTTGAATTGTTTTACCGAACCGGATATGATGCACTATTCAATAATGTGAATCCATCATATAAAATTGGTATTGAATTTGAAGATACAATTGTTGATGAGATTGATGATACTGGTCTTCTGGATCCGGCTCAAGGTTCATTCAACTTTCAAGCACCAGGAGCTACACGATATAAAGTCTCAACGACACTATCAAAAAGAACTTTAGATAGTGCTGATGATTCCTCATTCATCGAAGTTATTCGATTGGTTAATGGTATCAAAACGAAAGAACTGGAATATCCAATCTACAATGAAATCGAGAAAACTCTAGCCCGTAGAACGTATGATGAATCTGGTAATTATACCGTAGATCCATTTGTCATTTCTCTTGAAGAGGGTGATGCGGCAAACGGAACATTTACTGCATCTTTGGATCCAGGTAAAGCTTATGTTGGTGGTTATGAGTTTCAAACGATTGCACCAACACAGATTACAATCAATAGAGGGCGTGACACAGCAACAGCTGAAGAATATGACATGCCGACAAACTATTCTAGTTATGTTGTACTAGATAACATTTATGGAACTTTGGATATCACCTCATATCCTTTGTTGGATGTACATTGTGTACCTTATTCACAAGTAAACGTTGCAACCACAGCAACTTATGCATCAACTAAAGTTGGTTCATTGCGAGCCAATATGATGAAATATAATGATGCGACAATATCGGAATTAGGTACTACACATTCTTTTTATGTGCATGTTTTTGACGCAAATGCTTCGTCAATTACTGGAACAGTCCGTGCCGGATCAAGTAATACTGTAATCAATTTACCAACAACTTTTTCCACAACTCCGTCAGCAAACGCTTATGCTGGAATGTATTTTAGGATAACAGATGCCGGCGGTTCTGGAATTTCACCTGTATTAGTTTCACAATCCAATAGTGTAAGCGGAACTATTACTTTGAGTAGTGCATTACCTTTTACTCCTTCTTCCGCTAATACCTTCTCGATTGATTCAGACTTTAAAGTAGCGGAATCAATCGTTTATAGAGATGGATCAATTAATTTTGCGGGGAACGTAAATTCAGACTCTAAAGATCCTACTACAGGTGACGCATATATTACTGAGCCTTCAAGGAACAGTTTGGTATTTGATTTTCCTTACGTAGCAATGAAAAATGGCACAATCGAGAACTTGGATTTTTATGCTAGAAAACTTTACGATAGTAAAGTTTCAGGCGGTGGCGGAATAATTACCATCACAGCCGAAGGCACAGATACTTTTGCATTCTCTGGTTCACCAGGAACAATTTCTGATTCTGTTATACTTAATAATATTATTTGTTTCATTCGTCCAAATTCAGTTAGTAATGCAACTTTTGGAATTACTCCTAATACGGTATTGAGTTTAGCTAACAACAATTTCACCGTCACAGCCGTGAGTCCAACAACATTTACGATTGATGTTCGAGCGGACGGTGTAATAGCGGATTTATTGATCACATCTAAGGTCAATAACGCCGAAAATTCCTCAACAGGTGCAATTAGGGGTAAACAGTTTATTCCTATTAATGCTGGAGTTGACCTGCACACTAAAGTTCCATACGAATTGGATCCAGCAGGAACAACTTTAGACGCTGCAAATTCATCAGTTAAAACTGCTGTTTCTGGTACTGGATGGGTATTCAATGATATTGGATCAACATTTTTCGACAACACCGACACTCTGAAAAATTTAAGAACACCAGGTGTTGCTGTAAGTTTACAGGTCCCTGATGTTTATGAGATTGTGAGAATCATCGATTCAAAATCTCTCTCACAGAACGTAACAACATCCATGTTGACCAGTTCTTCGAATGATGTCACCGTTAATTATGAATTCGATAACGGACAGAAAAAAACACATTATGATCATGCAACAATTAAACTGAAACGTGGATATAGTTCACCTAAAGGTAAAATTTATGTACAGTATCGTTATCTGAAACATCAATCAGCACCATCACCACAGAACGATGGATTGTTTACTGTAGATTCATACTTGAAATCTGGATCAAACTTCACATATGATCAAATTTCTAAATTTAATAATAAAGAAGATAACAAATTTACATCATTGCGTTCAGCGTATGATTTTAGACCTACAAAAGCTATTGGTGGTTCAACGTTATCTGGTGCAGTTAATCCTGATCCAGATTACACAGCGGTTTCTTCATTCGATTACTACCTCAGTCGAATCGATCAAATTGTAGTAAAACCTTCAAGAGAATTTGCTGTAATTTCAGGCAAATCTGCAATATCTCCAAAAGCCTCTCCTATTGGTGTGGACGATATGAAGATTTACACACTGTATGTTCCAGCATATACTGAATCGATCAAAGATGTCCGAGTCGAGTTTAAAGAGAATCGCAGATATACCATGCGTGATCTCAATAAATTTGATAACAGAATTAAAGGCCTTGAATACTATGTGGCACTTAATTCTCTGGAGAAAAGTGCAGCTGCCACAAAAATTCTAGACAGTAATGGTTTAGAAAGATCCAAATATGGTATTTTGGTTGACAACTTCACGACTATTGATGTTCAAGCAACATATAGTGAAGTGGGTTTCGACAATAGATGTTTGGTGGAAAATTCTTCATTGTTACCAGCTTCTCTCATGAGAACCATCAAAATGGAAATCAATCCATTGAAACTTGGTGGACCATATAAGATTGTTGGATCCGGCGATAAGAAAGTTATGATGCTGGATTATACAAAAACAGAATTAGCTAGTCAGCGATTTGTCACAAAATCTGTTCCTGTTGCTGGAGCTCTTTTTGCAAACTTCTTAGGAAATTTGAAGTTGTTTCCTGAGTTTTCTGCTGAAGTTGACACAAATGTTAACGCCAAAGTGGTTATGAATTCCACGCAGGGGTTGGATACAGCTTTCTCTTTTATCAATGATGCGTTCAAGAATATTTCGGATAAAAATCCACAATGGACATTAGATAAAAATAGTCCTTTTGCAAGAACTGTGGATTCTAAATGGTACACAACAAATACAGTCAACACAGAAACTACAACACAAATTGCAGACCTTACTAATAAGGCTGGAACAGGTGGTGTGTACCAGACAATCAGAACTACCGGTGATGAGTTGATCTTGTCTCAGGGAGCTGAATTGTTCCAGGATCAGATTACAACTTCATCTTCTGAAACTGATTTAGGTAACTATGTTACAGATTTAGCTATACAGCCTTACTTGAAACCACAACAAATCATATTTTCTTCCGAGAAGTTGAGGCCTAATTCGGTATTCTTTGCTTTCTTTGACGGAACACCGGTTTATCAGTATACTGTAGTTCCTAATAAAGTTACATTGGATAATGCTTCTGGGTTTAAGGTTGGTGAAAAAGTACTTGTCGCTAACACCACTTCAGATTTGACTGCTAACCTCTCAAGTTACAATTCTGGAGGATCAAATTTCTCGATAGCCACAATCTCAGCTACAGAAGTTGCCGCAGGATCAAATAATGTTTATATTATCAATGAAACAGGTAAACCACTGACAGGTAAAGTTTTATTTGGTTTAGATAGTGTTAAAGTTGCAACTGTAAATTCAGTTATTACACATCAATCAGGTGTGACACAGAACTTAACTTCAAATACCATCACTTTGCAATCTGATGGTCCATCCACAAACATTTCGGGTAATGCAATTTATCTGATACATGAGACTGGATCTGCGACAGGTCTGAATGTTGGATGGGTCATTACTTCTTATAATGTGTCTACTAAAGTTGCTACGGTTAACGGGAATCTTTCAGATTTTATAGGAAAATCATACACATATAGTTTCGGATCGAATAGGTCAAACTTGCTTGGTCAGGTATCAGGTGCGTTTTATCCACCTCTAGCTACATTTAGATCAGGAGAAAGAACCCTCCGAATAACCGATTCGTTTAATAATACTTTTGATAAAGAAGCTACTTCATACTGTGAACAAACTTTTGTTTCGTCTGGTATAAAAGTAAATAAAACTAATCTGGTTGACACTGTATATAATGTTGGTGTTGAGAATAAATTTGTAGGAATACAAACATCGAATCAAGTAGTTTCTTCGTCTGTAGAAACTTCATCTCAACTGTCAGTTGTTACTCCGCCTCCAGAACAAGTCGTCATTACCAACACCGTTATTGAAACTAGAGTCGTGCAAGAGGTTGTTATTCAAGAAGTTAGGGTAGTTGAGACACAAATTGTCGAAGTTACCAGAGATCCTCCTCCATCAAGTCAACCAGAAACGGCGCAAGACTTCAGTGGTGGTGATGGTGGCGGCAGCGATCCTTTGGCTCAAACCTTCTATGTCGATCCTCAGGTTTATCCTAACGGTATATTCCTTTCGGATGTTGATCTTTATTTTAGAAATAAAGATGATGATAATATTCCTGTTTCGGTTGAAATTAGACCGACTGTGAATGCAACACCACATAGTGATTTTTGGTACCCAGAAACAAAAGTTACCAAGTATCCATCGGAAATTGTTGTTGCTGAGAATCCTTCATTAAGTGATCCTTCAACAAAAACAAATTTTGAGTTTTTCAGTCCTGTTTTCTTAAAACCTGGAATGTATGCTTTCGTCGTTAAAACCGATTCTCCCGAATACACTTTATGGGTTGCGGAGAAAGGACAAACTACACTACGAAATGAATTTGTTTCTATTAATCCATATATCGGCACAATGTATAAATCGCAAAATGCTATGGAATATGTTCCATACATTAACGAAGATATTACATTCAGATTGAATCGTTGCAGATTTGCTGATGGTTCTGCACTGTTTACGGTTGAAAACCAAGCTGTCGATAGAAAGTATTACTTTGATAAGTTCAGAGTTTTGGAGACATCAATTGAACCACTATCGAATGCTCCCATTAAGACATATCATTTCTTTGCATCTAAGCCAGTGAATCAATCGGTAGAAACTTCATTGCGACCATTATCACCT